GTCTCCGCTGTCTTGAGAATCGCTTTCCGTACCCGACTCTGAAAGTTGCGAGGACCCCGCCGACGATTGGATCTCCCACGACGAGTCGCTCTCTTCCGCTTGTAGGACCATTTCTTGACTCGCATTTTGCATTAATTGACTGAACGGGGGTTCGAACCCGGCTTAAATAGCCTTAAGTGTCGGGGATGTCGGGTGTCGGGGAAGTGGGGGTAATAGAAGGCCCCACTTACTTACGCGACAACCATGGTATGGTTTAGGCATTTATGGTCGCTATCCTCCTTGCTCCTCACTCACGTGTCGGAGCATCGGAGGAAGACTGTTTTTTTTAGATAATCAAATATTTGAAATCTATTTTGGGCGAAATCTATTTTGGGCGAAATCTATTTTGGGCGAAATGTGTCTATATAAGACCAAAGCAAATTGAAATTCGGAAAAACCAGCCAGATGGCACGCTTTGGAATTTGCTTTACGTTTAACAACTATACGCCTGAGACGTTGCTCAAAGCACGCGGGGCAGTTGGACAGGCTGGCATTAAGTATATTGCATGGGGAATGGAAGTGGGAGAGAGTGGCACGCCGCATATGCAGGGGTACATTCAGAGTAACCAGGACAAGTATGCGAGGTTGATGAAAGTGATTGGCACGTGTCACATGGAGAAGCAGAAGGGTGACAGTACGCAGGCGCTTGATTATTGCAAGAAAGAGGGAGACTTTGTTGAGTTTGGAGCTTATGAGTTCATTGAGAGTCCCAAGAAGCGCCAAGGTGTGAGAACAGATCATGTCAAAATGCATGAGTTGGTGAAAGAGGGAAAGACATATCAAGAGTTGGTTGAGATTGACTTTGGCTACGTGGCAAAGTACGGGAGGCTGATTAAGGAACAGGTTGCTGTGCAGAGGCAGGCGGCTGGCAAGAGTGCATTGCTCGCGGAATACGAGGGTGTTGTTTGGAAGCCATGGCAGAGTGCCGTGCTGGATTTAATCAAGGAGACGCCGAATCGGCGGGTAATTCATTGGATTTGGGAGGGGGTTGGGAATGTGGGGAAGAGTTGGTTGGCCAAGTATATCCTATTGACGGAGGATGCGCTGCTCATGGAGAGCGGGAAGAAGGTCGACATGGCGTATATCTTTGCCCAGAAGCCGACCAAGATTGTTATGATCGATTTGTCGAGGACGTCGGCGCCTGTGGATGGGAAGGATTATTTGGGGGGGATGTACTCTCTATGCGAGAATCTGAAGAACGGGACGGTGATGAGCACGAAGTACGAGTGTGCAAGTGTGCAGTTCATGGTGCCGCATGTGATTGTGTTTGCGAACTGGGAGCCTGACTACACCAAGTGGAGCGGTGATCGTTACCTGGTCACGAAGATTTAAACGTCTTTGTAGTACATGCGCATTAAAGAGGTGATGGATCCGATGTTGTCTGTTTGAAGAGTAGAGAATTGCTCATAGGGAATAGCATAGACTGCTAATGGTTTGTTGATGATGTCATTAGATGTAGTATCGTAGATGATGTCACGAGAACGCTTGCGCTTGATCCAGAGTTTGATATTCTTAGTCATTTCCCTAGATCCAACACCATTAGCCTGGGCAATTTGATTTGCAGATGGCATACGATGGATTCTGTCATATAGGAATTTGACTCCTTTGTCCTTGTCTGATGGGAGTAGCATGTTGTTGTTCATGATGCCTTGATTGGCGATTTGAAAGGGATTGTACTGATATGTAGTGATGATACCGCCGACTACTTTAGGTAGAATGGCGACGATGATGCGAACCATCGAATTAGGCCTATCTATCTTATTAGCATAGAAGAATTTAAGGGACATGCCACGAGGGGTGATTTTGTCGCCGATACGGCCGAACCGAGTATTATTCTGAACGATATTCAACCATGGGTTGTACAGGGCAGGGAGGGACTCGACTGTGGTCGGGGGAACGAAGCCTACGCCGTGACCGAGGTTGTGATACAGTTGGTTGTCCTGAACTCCGATGTCGAAGTATTTCGTCTCCGCTGTCTTGAGAATCGCTTTCCGTACCCGACTCTGAAAGTTGCGAGGACCCCGCCGACGATTGGATCTCCCACGACGAGTCGCTCTCTTCCGCTTGTAGGACCATTTCTTGACTC